TTCACCTTTCGGAGTTATAATTCTTGGTTTGGTGTTCCAATCATTGCTGCAAACATGGATAATGTTGGGACGCTAGAAATGGACGCAGAGTTAAACAAACATCATTGTATGGTTGCACTGACAAAACACTATAATGATACAACACTCATTGAACAATTTGAAAAAAAATTAGACAGCACCATTTATTCAATGGGAATCAGCGATGAAGATTTACAAAAGTTCGACAATGTGTACAGCGTTGTTGGCAATCTTCTAATGCGAGTTTGTATTGATGTCGCTAATGGATATACACAATCGTTTGTCGACTTCATCAAAAAATTTCGTGATCGTTATCCTAGTGTAATTCTCATGGCAGGTAATGTTGTCACACCAGAGATGACTGAAGAATTAATTCTCGCAGGTGTTGACATCGTGAAAGTTGGCATTGGTCCTGGTTCAGTTTGCACCACACGCAAAATGACAGGCATCGGCTACCCGCAGTTGAGTGCAGTTATTGAGTGCGCAGATGCAGCACATGGTCTCAAGGGTCATATCATAGCGGATGGAGGGTGTTCCGTTCCTGGGGACGTAGTGAAAGCATTTGCTGCGGGTGCCGATTTTGTGATGCTTGGTGGAATGCTTGCTGGTCACAAGGAAGGCGGAGCATCTCCGTTTAGTGATAACAAATTCTATGGTATGAGTTCTGACACTGCCATGGATTTACATAATGGTGGTGTGGCAAACTATCGCGCCTCTGAGGGTAAAACTGTTGAGATTCCATATCGCGGTGAAGTGAGCAGAACTATGCAAGATATTCTTGGTGGTCTGCGTTCAGCATGTACTTATGTTGGAGCAAGTGAATTGAAGGAGTTGAGTAAGCGTGCAACGTTTGTTCGTGTTACTCAGCAGTTGAACAATTCCTTGAGTGCTTATGAGATCTAATATGGCAAGTCGCGAAGAAAAGAATAACTTCTCTATGATGATTATGAATCTGGCTATTCAAGAAAAGATTGATCACATGGATGCTGTGGCAACTTATTGTGAACGTAATAATCTTGAAATTGAAGTTGCAGCAAGTTTGATCAATGATTCTCTTAAGAGTATCATTGAAGGTGAAGCAATGGAACTTCGATATCTTCCTAGAGGAAGTAGATTACCGCTATGAGTTGGACGACTCTGATCTGGAATATGTTTACTTGGTTGTTTACTGGTGTGATGATCTATATTACTGGATCATCTCTGTGGTGGTTGCTTTTGCCTGCAGTATTCACAGCAACAAACGATGCTGCAGAATTGTTAAGAGCAACTAAAGAAGAAGTAAAAGAAGAAACCGCTGTTGATGAAGAAACAACGCTAAAGATGATTGCGCTCAGAGATAAAGCAAAAAGGAGTTCTCTTTGAACGGATATGAATTGTATGGTTTGTATCAAGCCATCAAGTTACATTTCAATTCAGAAAACTATAATTTCTTTCACTATGATGGCAAGACACGAGTATCTGTAGATGCATTTCAAAAACGTCGTGACAAATTTTTATTCCACCGTCTTGCGCGGAAGTATCGCGACGATGAGATGGTTCCATTTCTGGTTGCTAATTTTGTACACAGTGATGATAACTGGACCAAGTCATTGCTTGAAGAAGAGGCTGAAGAAACTTATAGGGATTGGAGACGAACCACGGATTCGATGACCAAAGTCTATTTGGAAGATCTACAAAAGATCTGCCCAGATCCAAAAGAGTTTAACAATTTATTTAAAGTTGAAGATGGACAATTTCCAAAATTGTTAGTCGCATTCCTCCAAAAAGATGTAACGATTGAGACTCTTGTGATTCTCAATAACATCTTCAACTTTATACAAATTTGGGACAAGAAGATTTCAGATGATATCATCTATCCCAAAGTGTCAAGAAAGGTGCGCAAATACGGATCATTCTTGAACGTGAACGTTGACAAGTATAAACTTTTGACAAAAGAAACTTTACTTGCTAACGAAAATGCTATATAATGATATGGTGATGAAGAAAGTGGACAAGTCGATATACATTAATACAACGCTATACGGAGAATACAAATGAGTCTATCAAGTCTAAAGAAGGGTTCATCCCTTGATAAGTTGAAGAAAGCAGTTGAGGCTTCTTCAGCAGGTAATGGTGGTGGCAAGAACGTTGATGATCGTTTTTGGCAACCAGAAGTTGACGCTGCTGGCAACGGATACGCAGTTATCCGCTTCCTCGATACGCCAGCCGTTGACGGTGAAGATGGTCTACCTTGGGTTCAAATCTGGTCACACGGATTCCAAGGTCCAGGTGGTTGGTACATCGAGAACTCTCTCACAACTCTTGGCAAAACTGACCCTGTTTCTGAATACAACACAGTTCTTTGGAATTCTGGCGTTGAAGCCAACAAGGAAATTGCTCGTAAGCAGAAGCGCAAGTTGACCTACATTGCAAACGTTCTTGTGATCTCTGACGCAAAGCGTCCGCAGAATGAAGGCAAGGTTTTCCTTTACAAGTTCGGAAAGAAAATTTTCGACAAGATCAAGGAACAACTTGAGCCGCAGTTTGCTGATGAAACTCCAATGAATCCGTTTGATTTCTGGAAGGGTGCAAACTTCAAGGTCAAGATTCGTAACGTCGAAGGCTATCGTAACTATGACAAGTCGGAGTTTGAATCTCCTGCTGCATTGTTCAATGGCGAAGACGCGAAGATTGAACAGGTTTGGAAGTCTGCGCATTCACTCAAGGATTTCTTGAAGCCTGAAAACTTCAAGTCCTATGATGAACTCAAGGCGAAGTTGGACAAGGTTCTTGGTGCTGGTGGAGTTGCTGGTGCAACTGCTAAACGAGTTGATGATGAGGAAGCATCTGCTCCTGTCATTCGCTCTGCTCCTGCCAAGAAGGTCACTGCTGAAAACGTCAGTGTCGATGATGACGACATGGCATTTTTCGAGAAGTTGGCTGCTGAGTAATTTCGATTAGAAAACGGCAGATGTTTTCAGGGGGACTTCGTGTCCCCCTTTTTTATGAGGGGCTTGCAGAATTTCTGACTGAAGGGAACGTGCCATCAGCGTTAATCTTTTTATCCATATCATTTATTTTATTATTTAAGCCAGCAACAACCTGCTGCACCTTTTGATTTGTGACTATTGCTGCAGTTGCTGTAACTTCTGCAGAAGATGTGCTTGCAGGTTGCGATGATGTAGAAGCCTCAATTATTGGTGGTGTTGACACAGATATACCAGCCTGATATCCTAATACTGGTGGCTTTGCTCTTAACTCTGCAGTAAATGTCTCAGCTTTTCGACCAACTTTAAAATATAAAGAATCAATTACTTCGCCAACTGTTTTGCTTGATCCATCTTTATTCTTAAAAATAAATGGATTTGATGTAGCAGCATCTGGTAACACCGCTACTGCTAAACTCTCGCGAGAAGCACCAAATAATTTAGTTGCACCACCTGGACCTAAAAAGTGTGTGGCATATATGCTAGTTCCAGTAATAGGTATTTTATTTTTTCTTAGATATGCTGAATTTTCTTTAACATATAATGCACCAGCCAAAGCATTAGCCATAGGGTCGAATGGACCACGATTTAATTCTGGATATTCATTAGAATACTTCTTGAGCATTTCTTTCCAAGTTGAATCGATGAATTGAAATAAACCTTTGGCTGAAGATAGTAGTTTGCCTGTTTTTTTATCAAAAGGTCTTGCGTTAGGATTAAACGTGCTTTCCTGCTGCCCCATCGCTAACATTATTCCTGGATCAACGCCAACAATATTTGCTGCTTGAACGATTATTTGTTTTACAGTCTCAACACCAACAGGTTGACCTGGTGTGTAAGAAACTGAAGGTAATGTTGGTACTATACTTGTTGGCTCAGGTGTAGAAATCGCAGATCCAGACATAACAGGTTCAGGAATATTAAGTTGTGCTGCTTTCGCTGCGGCAATAACTTTCATGGCTGTATCTGATTCAGCGAACAGAGGTGGACCCTCAACAATTAATGAATTATATAATGCTGGTGCTGCTTGTATTCTTTGCTGAGCAGCTCGAGAAGATGCACTTCGACTATCAATGGCAAACGCATCTATTATTGTTTGATATTCTGGTGGTAAATTTTCTGATGTGTATGTAACACCATTAATCTCAAATACTGTCCCATTTTTTGTTGGAACAACTTTAATACCAAATGGTCGTAATTTTTCTTGCATTTTTTCTACAACATCTTCAGCTGCAGCACCTGAAGCCATGTATGTTGCACCACCAACTATTGTTGCTATAATCTGTGGACCAGTGCCTAAAATTCTGCCAGCTGTTCCTAGCGCACCAAATAATCTTCCACCAAATCCTTTTACAGCTCCCAATGCTCTAGATGCTCTAGATGGCGCTGAAGGTGGTTTAGTTGCTGTTGTTGGTCTAGGTTTTGGCTGTGGCTTATTTGTTGATGGTTGTGGTTTAGTTGTAGGTGAGGGTTTGGTTGGTTCTGGAGTTGCCGTTGGTGAAGGACGACGATTTTTCCACCAATCTCTTAATTGGTTAGCAAATAATAATCCTTGTACAGCATTTAATGCATTATCTAACA